AGGTAAAGTTTGGGTCGCCAATTTATAGGCGAATTCAACCTCTTGTTGTGGCGTTATTTTTAACGGACCATCCAACCAAAAGCGATCAACTTGTGTGCCGACCTGCGCGTTGCCATATCCCACACGCGTTAGCTCTTGTTGCATTAAGCCCAACCCTATACGGTGTGCCAACGTTTGGTATGTTAAATTAATACAATAAAAACAAATGCTTGTTTACTTTTGGAGTTTATTTGGTGTTTTTAAATAGTTATCCACATGAATAAAAACACAAAAACCGATCTAGGTTTGATGCTAAATCGGTTATAACTAAGCCTACTATAAATGATGCTAAGAATCTTAACAATGAAATCATGGCTCTACTTCTACATCGAATACACAATCAAAAATGGTGAGCCATTTTATAAAGAGGTGGGTTGGTCTTTGGGGCTGAAGAATAATTATGTGGTTTTGAGTGGGGTGTGGAGTTGATTTAGTACATCAGTATATTTATTAATCAAATTGGTTATAAAAAATCAAAAATATTTCTGCTTTTATTTCTGCATATTTGCCAAAAAACCGATTTTATATACATGATACGCAAGTTTTAATCGGTTTTTGACAAAATTAATAATCTAATTGGATTTGCAGCTGCTCATAGGTGGTGCTTGAGCAGCTGAAATTTAGCCCTCACTTAGAGGGCTTTTCTGCAATCGAAATTACTGCAGCATGCCGTTGCTGACAATCGACGTACTTGCGACGATCATCAACCATTACTTGAAGCACTTCTTTTGATTGACCTGATTCCAGCGACAATAGATCAGGGCATGGAGTTCTCAGGTTTTCCGGTATCACCAGCTTCGTTGACGATACGCACCCCGTCGTCATCAAAGCAATTAGTGTTGATATAAATAGGACGTTCCACGATCTTTTGCACTGTACGTGTAATCGTTTCTGTTTTGACTCGCTCGGTTTCTTTGCTTTGTTCATAATCTTCACTTGCCTTCTGTGCTTGCTCTTGGGCTGCTTCTTCTGCGTCTTTGTATGGTTTGATGGCTTCTGCCACTTTCTTTTCGACCTTTTGAATGCATGCTATTTCAGCTTTGCTTAGATCACTCGCCAGTGAGTTTGATTGCCACGTCTGAAAGAGTGAATAAATCAAAAGAATGATGATCAAAGTCCAGCGTTTGTTATTCCAAATGAAATAAATGATCGGCATTAGTTCTCTCCCATGCATTTTTCATAACGTGCTAACTGGCGAGTCCATACGCCATAACAGTTGTTCTTACGAATTGAGCAATCTTTCTTTGCAACGTATTTCCACTTCAAAAGTGACTTACATGCTTGGACGTAGTTACGCGCTTTAAGATTGCGGAGCATTGAAGATTGAGACCATGCACCAGTACCGAACTGGTAAGTGAAGTCCATGTACAAGTCATATTCATTTTGCGAAAGTGGAATGCCGAGCAAAGACTTATTGAAAATCTTCGCGTCTTTATCCATGTGAAATTTGAGGTATTCAGCAGCCTGTTTTTTGGTAATCGGTGGATCAGTGATTTTTACCTTTTGACCATTTGGATAAACCGTGGTGCCAGTTCCGATCGTGACCACCTTGCCGCTGTCATAATATGGCTTTGACACAGTCCCCTCGCGGCTTTGTGTCCATGCAATGCCTAATACGCTGATTGCTGAAACTAGAGTCACGGCATACTTTGTTTTATTCGACATCGCACTGCCCCTCTAGTTGCTTCATTTTCAACTCATGCTCTTTTTCCTCTCGCTTATTTCGCTGCCAAGCAAAGTAAGAAGTGACGCAAAAGCCAGCAAATGCCAGAAAGAAACCAGCTAATGCCATTGGCTCAAGTGTTGATAGCCATGTCACAAAACTTGTAGCCCCCCCTGCATACATTACGGTTTTACTTGCTGTGATATTTGCTGCCACATCAACCACTGTTTGTGCATGATCAGTCATGCTTCCCCCTTATTTTTGGTATTAAAAAACCCTGATCTAATTAAAGATCAGGGTTGGGTGCGGTTTGTTGGTTAAATAGCTTATGAAAAATGATATTTCAGATCATCTGCTCGTTTCTTAGACGGTGTTAATGCTGTAACTGTTGCGCCTGCTATACCAGTGTAAACAACGCCTAAATGCTCTTTTAGTTATGCTAGAAATATTGCAGTAAAATCAAATTTAAATCACCGATATAAGTTTTACTTATAATAAAACAAAGTTTACATGATGTAAAAAAAAGCCCCGAAGGGCTTTAATTTTATTTATAGTTGAAATTGAGTGTAAGTCGTATTTCACCGTTTGCAATACACTGTGCAGTAGTGCTAACCCCTGACGAGTTTTTAAGATAGAAGTACATCACTGATCTATTGCCCTCTAAAGATGCGCTTAATACTCCTGCAAAACCTTTGTCGTAACCAGTTGCGCTAATTGATGAGCTAGCAACCGACCTGGCTAAAGAGAATCCATCTGCTCTAAGATCACCAGATCCATCGAAAGCACTCCACGCAACATCTATTGCATATTTTGCTTTATCTCTATCAACACTGAGTATGGCATTTGATTTTGTCGTTGTCATAGTTCCAGCAGTAGTTGTTCCATATAAACGGATCGTTTGTGGTATATCAATTGCCCCCTGCAACACATTAAAATTAGTGAAGTAACTAAGAGAAGCTGCAACTTTTGGGAAGCTATCACACAAGTTACTTCCATAGGAAACGCGACCAGTTTTAATGTTTGGGGTCGATTTTACATAGAATGTTGAGCCAGATATTGTCCCATATTTTTTAACATCCATATCGACATTATCTATAGTTCTGTCTGTTGTTGATTGAACACCTGCAGATGTCTCGTATGAGAAAACAAAAGCATTGAAGTTGCCAATAGTCAGACTTTTTCCAACGGTTGTTAGATTGTTCAGATTGATATTAGCCTTACCGTTTCTAATTACAGCTTGAGTCGTAATGGTGTTTTGGTGATAAAAGTGTACAATACCTTCGTGTGCTTCAACTCCAGATACACTAACATCAATATCAAAATCCTCTGGTTCAATATTTACAGATGCCCCTGTTTTTGGATTTGTTGTTGCGCTTCCCTCACAAGCCAACTCAACAAACGCATTTGATCCAACGAAACCTGCTGTATTTTCAGCGCTTACCCTCACCTTAAAGTGCTTCTGACCGTACCCGATGAGTGCACGTCTAACATCCTTTGTAATAATATCGGCATGCAAATTGTAGCAACCGTAAGTATTGTTAACTGCGTAATAACTATTTGTTACTTTGGTTGTGATTCTAGCGTCATTAAACGCATAGAAGTTTGCAGCAGGAAACACCCCAGTCTGCGATGCACCGTCAAAAACAACATGGGCAAGGCATTGATAAGCTTCTCCAACAATATCAATATCTCCACACTGATCATCAATCGAAGATGTCACCGCACCGAAGGCAAATCCAATGATACCTTTCCGAACACCTCCAATATTTGTTGCACGATCATATGTCGGGTCATAGAACTTAATACCGTGTGATTTAAAACGCTTCGGGTCTTTAATCCCAAATACAACGCAATTTGATCCGCTATTTATTGCGGTAATTGCGCTTGTTCCGCTTATCTCCAAGTTTTCAGGAGAAGTTAATAATACTGCTGCCTGACTAACGCCCAAAGTTCCTAGATAAAGGTTTACACCCTCTAAGCTTAACTTTGCATTGGAGGGATATGCGACAACCATCGCCTTAAGAGCGCATAAATCAATTTCCTGAGAAAGAGATGTTGCGAATGGATACACAGTCTGTGCTAGAGCCAATGTAGAGAAACGCTCAGAGAGAGGGTGTGTAGTACCATCACCTACGGCACCAAAATCTTTCACATGCGCTGTGCGCTGGAATAAAATATCATTAACTTCTTGTTGTGTTTTTCCACTACTGTCAATAATTCTTTCAGCAGAGTTCTCAGGAATCCATCCAGTCGTATCAACATTTGGATCATTGGTATTATTTGGAATGGTTGATATGACTTTATCGCCACTATCAAGCAAAACAACACCGCCAAGTGGATAACCTAGTGGTGGCATGTCGTATTTTTTACCACCATGCAGGTTGATTTCTTTTTGGGTCTGCGCTCCATCCACCACGAAAGAAGCATCCCAGCCCTTATCAACTGCGATTTGAGCAAGTCGCTGCATGAGATAATTGTAGTATTCATCTAGCTGATCTAGCGCTACGCCCTGCTTTCTAATTTCTTCCATCAGATAAGCACGAAGCTCATCATCTCGATCATCGACATAGTTTCTTAAGTTGTCGATATTCTCCTGAAGCTCACTATCTTTTTGGTCTACATAAAGTTTAAGCAGCCAGTCAGCCACACCCAACTCTTGAAGCTTCCACCAGATACGGTCAAACTCTTTATTAATTGCAGGTGGGCGAAATGAATTATTATAAGTTTGGTAATCAGACAGGCGATTGAAAGGCGTATTTCGTTGAATCTTGATCTGCTTGCCATTTGCAGGTGCTGCATAAAATGCAACTGCATTGCCTGATAAATACCAATCTGTGTGCAAAACTTCTTGATCATCAATAGATACAATCAAATGCTCTGCTTGCTCACAATCAAATTCTAAAGCAAACAGTGTTGTAACTCCGTTTGCTGTGTATTCCTGCAGTGGCGTTTGCTCTTGAACTGCCATGGCTCACCCCTAATTCTCAAAGTCTAAGGCGGCCTCAATCACGCCACCATCTGTCCTCCAATTAGGCGATTCATTGACTTCATTTTGTCTGTGTATTTTGCCGACACGTTCAGGCTGATCTACGATTGCTCCTGCTGCTGAGTCCAAATAGTCGTCAGGCTGATTGGCAACGGCTGGATTCCATTCACGCATCTGTTTAGCTGCTGGTGCATCTTCTTCAGTACCATCTTTATTCACCGTGACAAGAACTGAGAGATGTGCCCACAAAAGCCCTGACATTAAAGGACCCTCAAGGCTTTCTAGAATGCGCTTGTTTTTGTTTTGTGATGCATGACGTTCTTCCACACCACAGCGTATTTTTCTTTTCTTCAGTGCGGCTTTGAGGGATGTGCCAGCAAATCCACCGATACCATTAGTTTCAATCACAATTTTTGGCACATGGAATTCTTCGATCATGTCGCAAAGCTGCCACACCTGACCGCCAACAATCTCACCATTACCATCAGTAATAATATCTGGACCAGTTAAGGCTATTGATCGATGCCAATACTTATTGCCTAAATCATCATGTAAGAATAATGCCGTTGATGAAACATCGGATTTAAGCTTGCCGCTGGATGGATCCCATTTTGAAGACATACCAACAATACGACGCGCCCCGAGCATCATGAAATACTCACCATTGGCACGTTTCAGCACTGGCTCACAGTCATAAGCCAATATTTTGTCAGGATCTAAACGCACATCACCGATAGGCTTAGCATGCATTTGATACTGTGAATCCCATTCGTTCAGTGTTTTACATTCTTCACGACGGAATTCCATTTCTTCAGGAGTAAAGCGTTCCTCCCAAATCCCTTTGGAGTAGAAATCCACAACATAATTGGATTCAAGAAAAGTGACTTCCCAAGCACTTTTTAGTTTCTTACAAGTGTAGTGCTCACCTTTTCTAAGATATTTTGATCCAACACCAATGCCTGAAAAGGCATGAATAGGCTCAAAATCTAAAAGTACTTTTTGACCTTTTACGCTTTCTTCAATCCGCTTTTCATTCTCAAACATTTTGAGAATAAGTTTATCTAGCTTCCGCTGCTTCTTAATTTTTTCATATAGCGAGTCGTGCGTATGTGGTGTGCCGATCCAAAGACGTTTTGCACCAGGTATTGCAATGTGGGTCTGTTCAGATAGCTTTTTAGGTAGCTTCTCTCGCTGCTCAGGATTGGCTGTTGTTTGTGGTGTCTCAACGTCATCATTCTGAATGAAGTGGGCGCGATGACCAGTAACACCTGAGAGAATACCCTTCGCAAGCATGGTGCCGTAACGCACATCTGGTGTACCGTTTACGAACCATCGCTCGATTTCACCTTGACGAATCCCGACATTATGATTGCCTTGGCAAAGTGGATGCCGCTCAAGCACATCGCGTGTGCCTTTAGAGCACTTGTAAGCATCTGAATCAGTTGTGCCTTGATGCAAAATCTGTGTTGATGGCCAGCAATAAATCACCCATGCGTTAAATACATCCAAAATAGATGACTTAGAATGTCCGCGCGGAAGCATAAGCAAACCTGTACGCCCATTGAGATAAAAATTCTCAAGGAACAAACAGACTTGGATATGGAAAAGCGGAACCTTCCACCCCTGCAATTCAGCCCAAAGTAGAAAGAACGCTAAAAAGCTGATCTTTGGTTTTGTCATTAGCTTAGACGTTGTTTAAGTTTTTCGGCTTCTGCTTCCGCTTTCGCAATCAATTGTTGTTCGTACTTTTCCTGTGTGGCTTGAGTTGCGCTGATTGGCGGGATTTTCCCTGATTTAATATCTAAGATTCGCTGAAGTGTAGCCATAACACCTGCTTGATCCTTAACGATCTTGTAGGCAAAACCCTTATTGCCACGCTCTTGATTTGTGCTAATTCCAAGCCCTATGGCAAAAGCTGCAGTTTCAATCATGTCATCTGCAATTTCTTCAGAAAGTAATTTGATTCGTTCTACTTGATCATCACGCATAAAAAATCCCCCATACATAATTCATATATACGAGGGATCAGGTTTAGGTTTGTTGGGTAAGTTATTTGCTATCACCAATAACAATTTTCATAGGCTTGAAGTTTTCAACCTTTAACTTTCTAGTCTTTACAATGTCTTCTGCTTTAGTCCCATCATTGTGATTAACAATAGCTTTACTTATATTTAATATTTCGCCAAACGCATTACATGCACTCTCGCTTTCAATAAAAAATCCACCGTAAGTTTTACCGCCAACAAAATTAAATTCATCTGCGGTAACTTGATCTCGGCCAATTAGCTTGCCGTTTTTATCTTTCATAGTCACTGTAAAATCAATACTTTCAATATTGTCTAAAGCATCAAATGCAGATACATCAAATGCTAGTGAACAAATGCCACCATTTACATAGCTTGCATGTATGTTTCGCACATAAATTTCAGCATCTTTAGGAATGGCATATGCACTACTTATCATGGTTAAGCTTAGTACCGAAGTGCAAATACTTTTTTTTAAAATCACTCTACTACCCTCTCAAAGTCAGGGGTTCTAACTTCATCAAAGCCAGTACCCCAACCAAAATCACCAACAAAGCGCGTTCGATCTTGATCACGCTCTGCTTTTCTTAATAATTTTTCACGATAACCCGGTGCAATCATATCTTGAAAATTATCAAAGATCATTCTGTTAGTAGCTGCTTTGGTGTACCACAAATTTTGAGCTGGGATTTTCCCTTTAATGAATTTGAATGCCTCATTGCCCGCATTGGTATCAACACCATTACTGGCTTGAGTCGCATTGCCAACAGTTAACGACAGAATAGTTTTAAAATCGGAGCCAAATGGACCAGCAAGAAAGTCACCTGTATCTCGTCCGCTTGTATCCATACCAGCAACCAAAATATCACCTAACACTGGCAAGCCGCCACCAGCTACAAATGAACGCTTGAAGAATTCCAATGACTTCTCAGGATCTTCGCTATCCCACATCGTTTGTGGATCATTGCCGTTGACAAGCTCCTTTAGCTGAACAACCAAGCCGCCTAAAACCGTTGTCATAGCAATCAGTGAAGCAGCATAACCAACCTTACTCATTTTGGTAGGCTGGCTCATGGCACGACTACCATGTCTCATAAGGAAAGAAGCAGAAAATGATTTGAATTGAAGCATTGATTTTAGGATTTCACCCATAGCTGTGCCTTTTCTTGTGCCGGGTGACATCCATGTGCGTTCCCTTAGCCCCGCCTCAACCACCGCCATGCCCTGCTCATCTAACAAGTGCGCTTGAAAGCTTGACGCAATCTCATCACGTACCTTTTGCGGGTCGCCAAATTGAACCAGTTTTTCATCAGGAATTTGATAGATTGAACGCGCAGACATCAACTGATTCCCTTTACGGTCAACGACTGGATCCGCTAAGAGCATCACCTCCCATGCACGTTCACTTAACCCTGTTTTCTGCATGAGCTCACGATCTAATCCATCCAATTCTGACCATGCTTTAGATCGACTTAAACGTCCGTATTTCTCCATCAGCATTTTGGTAAAGCCAACTTTTGAAGCGGCTGTAAGCGCATTTAGACCTGATATACGCATGACTTGGGAGGCTATCCCGCTGGAAACACGTGCCAGTTTTTGAGATTTGCCACTGACAGACGTTAAACCATCATCAGACCAGCGAGCAATTGAACCAAGCATTTCCTCTGTTGCTAGACCTAAGCTATGAGCTAGCTCACGGTCTTCTTTGTTTTTCGGGTTTAATTGACTGATCAACTCACCAAAGGTTTTGCGGTACGCGATATTGTGGATCGATGCAGTTTTGGCAATCATGGCCTGATCAGTGATCGATGACAGTGTGGTACCGCCCAGCATTGAAGCAACGTTCATAGATCGGTATGCCAAGCCTAAATTGGCGAGTACTTCACTTTCTGGTGTGTTAGCACCCATAAACTCGTCAAACATGGTCTGAGCGCGTTTGCGTGTCTTTCCTGTGGTGTTTGCATCAATGCCTTTCTGCCAGTCTTTCTGTTCTGCTGCATCCATGAGAATACGCATAGCATTCTTTGGATTACTGCCTAAGTTCTCAACTAGCGCAATGTCTTTAGATAAGCCGTTTACATGAGCTTCTACAAGATCAACAAAAGGCATACCGCCAAACTCAGCTTGATATTCCAGCCATGCATTTGCATCTTTGAAATGGAGTACACGACTTTCACTATGTCGTGATGTAACTTTTGAAGAAATTCCACCAGTAGCCTGACGACCAATTTCAGTCTTATTTGCACCGTTGCTGCTGAGCGTATCGAATGAGTACTCGAGCAATTCACGGACCTCTTGCTGTGAATAATATGATCCATCCTCATGCACATACTTTGATGTATCTATAAGCTGTTCGGCTTTCTGCACCCATGCTTGTTTCCCAGCCTTCACAATCTTGGCAAGGTCATGTGTTTGCGGCAAGCCCCAATCATCCAGCTTGCCAATGTCACCACCTGAACGGTTGAAGCGTTGGCGCATACCTTCAAATACTTCGCCCATCTTGTCGCTGATTTTCTTGGCTGTGGCATCACCAGTGTTTTCACCAAAACGCTCACGCACAATATTTGTGACCATTTCCTTGTCCGTGAATATGCCTAAACCGCCTTTTACGTTGGTGTAGAAATCCACAAGCTCACCACGATAAATTGCTGCGATACCACGTGCTTTAGAGTCAATCGATTGAACCCCTGACATATCACCATGCGGTGCAACGAGACGATCTACAACTTCACTGGCGGGTAATGTTGGATGGTCTAAAGCAGCAAGGTTTTTACTTTGGGTCAGAATGTCACGTGCTGCTATGGCGTGCTTACGTTTGAGTTGTTCTTGAATGTCTTGTGCAACAAACTCGCCTGCCTTGGTGAGCTTTTCAGCATCAGAATAATTACGCCATCCATCACGGTCTTTTTTGGCTAAAGACTTCATTGCATCTTTGATGCGATTTTCAATGTCAGTGGCTTCTTGTTGGTTTAGCGATTGTTTGCCTAAGGCTTTTGCCACGGCTGCTTTACATTGGTCTTTCATATAAAAATGCTCAGATAATTTTCATCATCAGAGCATTCATTGGGTTTAGGTTTGTTGGGTGATGGTTTACCAACGATAAGCAGGTTTTAGAATTTTATCTGTATCACGATCAATATGTTGACCACACCAGTCGCAGACCCACGCATTAATACTCATCATGCTAGGTTTTGAGAAATCTGTTTTATATTCCTGGTATTCGTGCGGGATGTTCTGTTTTTGAATTTTTTCAAGATATGATCGATACCTGTGAGGACATGAACCTTCAAATCGCCCATCATTATGAATTTCTGCTGGTGTAGCTAAACGAATTCCGCTAACCCCAAAATAAGCCCAAGTTGACCCGCCAACTTCTCTGTATGCTTCCACCTCAAATTCACCAACTTTAACAACGGTATATACTTTAGTGTCTTTACTGTGCGTGCCTACAACTTTCTTTCCAATTAACTCTTTGTCTATTTTTGGATATTCCATTTTGCACCTCTGCAAAACCTGAAAGGAGTGCGGAAAGCATTCAGGTTAAATGCCTTTCAGTGATCAGCCTATCCGCATAATTATTAAACGATTTATTCACCAAACTGTAAAGCACAACTAATTGCCGTTTGTGCCGCAAGTGTATCTTGCTGCGCCTGTTTCGCTTCAGCTTCCAATTCATCCAGACGTTCACGCAATGTCATCGTGATTTCTTCAATTTCACCATCTGGACGCACACGACTCACTGAAATTTGTTGATCAGGGTTTTGCATGATTATGTCGAGTGCCGCTGATTCTTCAGGACCATCACCGAACAACGAACCTTGTCGCGGATCTCCCATGCCATCGATACGATCAATCTCACTTTGGATATTGTCTGAAATGGCTTTAGAGCTACGCTTGTTGGTATCAAATACATTCAGGAATTGCTTTGCACCATCACTCAAACCGTCATCGATGAGCTGACCTTGGTTGAGATAATCAGGTACAGTTTGACCATTGGCTTTTAGATCACTGAGCTTTTGTGCTGCCTGTGATAGATCCTTGGCTAAAGTGTTGGAGTGTCGTCCACCTTGTTTGACTAAAGCATCTAATTGTGCAAGCTGTGGAGCTGCACGAAGCAATGCATTTAAAACAGTCTTGCTATCATCATCAATGTTTTCAGCTAGTCTTGTAACGAGACTAGAATCTCCATAAGCACTTTGCATAATGGCTGATTCAATACGACGCTTACCATCTTGTGAAAGCCGACCATCAGGCGTTATAGCAGTTGACTGTTCAGACTTCGGCAACTGCCCGACAAAGCCACGTACATAGTCCATAGATCCATCTAAATTGATAGAGCCATCATTATTGATCTTGAGTAGTGATGCATCAGGCAAGCGATCTACGTCACTGGTTGCGCGTTCAGATGCACTGTACTGCGCCACATCGGATTCATTGGCTAATTTAGCGAATTGCGTACGATCCGTTTCAGTCAAACGTGTACGAACTAAAACAGGACGGTCTATGCCTGACAAATCAATACCACGCTCAGCCGCATACTTTTCCAAGAATGCCTTGTAATCTTCTGCTTTGCCCTGCTCATAGGCACGTGCAATTGCCAGAGTGCGACCATTGCCAGACTCAACAACATTGTCCATGCCAATGATTGGTGCACCATCACTCAGCTTATGCGATTCACCCAACCACTCAGGTTTTAAGTCATTCGCCATATTCTCAATCTGTTGTCGTGATGCTTCGCGTGTACGGTCGCGCGGTTGTAGTTCGGCTGGATAAAGTGGATTTACACCATAGGCTGTATCATTCGATGCAATCAGGTCGCCAAGTGATTTCACCTCATAGGCGAAGTCATAACTTGAGCCATCCATACCGATAGCAGCACTGGTACCATTGCCACCATAGCGATTGCTTAGACCATTCCACTTGGTACGCCATTTATCAATCGCCTGACCTACAGTAAGCCCATCCATGCCGTTGTTTTTCACAATAGCATTTGCATTTTTTGAGTCGTACTGACGCACAACATCAATCAGCCTTGCATTTGGATCGGCTTTTAAAACTTTGGATGCACCCGCTGGACCAAGTAAATGACCTAAGTATTGCTCATGTGCGACTGGATCACGCCCAAGGCTTTTACGCATGGAAGCATTGGCTTGTTTGATATGCTTTAAACCAATACGAATTTGCTCATCTACGCTATTTTTATCGCCACCACCTAAGTTCTTCCATGAATCGTTTAAGACTTGGAAAAGACCATAGGCAGATGATGTCGGGTTTTTCGCTGTATGGCTGAAATTACCTCCTGTTTCAATGTGGCTAATAGTAAGTGCCACTGACGGATTAATGCCCTCTTGCTGCGCTTTACGTGCAATAGCCTTGGCATTACTTGGTAAGGCTATAGACTCATAGTTGATGGGCTTCTGTTTTTCCTCACCCTTAACCTGATGCTGAACATTGACAGGTCGCCCCATGCGTAAATTGTCTGCGGCTTCGTCCATGTTCTTTAAATGGTTGTTGGCTTGCACCGGATTTGATGGCGTGACTGGTGCTGCAGCATGATCAAATTCGGACTCATTCAGGACCAATGCTGATTGCACCTCAGTTGCATTCGCCTCTACTTGTTCAGGTGTGCGACTCAAATAATGCTGAGTCCCACGTGCCGCACCAAACATAAGGGTATTGAGCAATAAATCAGTACCAACACTTTCACCTGTGATTTTGTATTTTTCAGATTGCTTGTCATAGCCTTCAGATTGCAGAACCTCACCGCTGGCATATTGCCCCGCAGTCGATAGAGCTGTTGCCCCGCCAATTGATAAGGCTGCATCTTTAACTACACCGCCAGTGCCTTTTAAGCCGTAGCTTAATGGCAATACGGTTGATGCAGCAGCCACACCGCCATCAATCAATGCCGTCTTAGTTGCCGTGTCCTCATCCACGCCTTTTTTAATCAATTCATCACGGTTATAATTGGTTTCAGTCACACCTGTTGCTGCGGCTGCACCAATTGGACCACCAAGCACACCACCAGCTATAGCGCGAGTCGCATAGTCAGAAATACCGAAAAGCACATTACCTACCGTTCCAGTATTTTCACTGTCTTGAAGATCCTCAACTTGCATCACCAATGCATCACGACGATCTTTATTTTTTTCCTCATGAACTTGAGAGAATGACTTTTCACGCGCATCTAATGCCCCATCCAAGCCACCGTTTTGCACATCATCAATGGAGTATTGGACATGATCAGCAACACGCTCGAATGGCTTTTTGATGGTGTCATAGGTTTTAACTGCACCAGCAGCTACACCACGAAATGGTGCACTTGCTGCGCCATCAAATAGACCTGTCTCTTTCTGTTGTTTCTGTGCTTTACCCAAACCGCCAGCATTCATTTGGTCAACGGATTGCTGCTGCTCGTCATCAATTTCACTTAACCAGGTTGTCATTATTTGGTTGCTCCATTAATCACAATGCGCCAAGTCACATCACCAATTTTTAAAGGGTTGCCGCGCTCATTCAGCAAGTCATATTGAATTGCACCATTCTTTCTGACTGGCGATTGACGTAAACGGAAGGTTTTAAGCTCTGATTCACTCATGCCTGTATGTTTTGCCAGTGATGTATATCCAGCATCAAGGCGGCTTTCAAATGTGTCATCAGTCATGCCATAAGGTTTATTTACTTTCCAGTTATCAAGCTTGCCACCCATGTAGTTGGTGAACTTACCTGACTGCTGATATACGCCACCTGTAGCAGAAGCCAGTGCAAAATTGAGCACATCCTTGTTTGGTGCTTCATCAGCGGCTTTGTGCTGTAAATTACGCGCGTCCATAGTATCTGCATACACTGCTTTGAATACGTTGTAAGCATTATTTGCACTGGTACCCGAAACGGTATTGCCGACATAGCTATTGAATGCTGCCTTTAATTCAGCATCTTTAGGCATGATGAGCTGCTTGTTTTTTAAAAGCTGCGTGCCGTTCACAATTGAGGTTGCTAAATAACGACCTTCCGTACTTTTGAAGTTATTCATTTTTGCCAAGCCAGCGGCAATATAATTCTGATCGCCTGAACCCAATTGCCCTAAGGTAGCTCCCCATATCTGGGCACCATTTGGAACACCTTTTGATTTATCAATGAGCCCACCGATAAAACTGAGTTTTTCATTTACGCTCATACCATCAAAAGCTTTCTTGGCCTCTGGCAAATCTTCTTCAGGAATAGGCTTAACGATAATGTTTGCATCTTTCATGGCAAGTTGACTGATACCGTTATCAATTGCACCATCGATCCAGCCACTCGGATTGGCTTTTAGTGTGGTACCACCCAAGCTATGCACCTGTACCCCTGCTTCACGCACTAACTGACTCGGGTTGTTCTTAGCAGCGCTTACTTTGTTTTTATAGATATCCTCATACACACTTAAAATCTTTGCTTCATCAGCAGCAGCGGCAGAAGGCGTATTTTTCATTTTCGCTTTCTGTTCGTTGATCAGCTTTTGCTGTTCAGAAGTGGATTTATTGGCAAACCTTTGGAAGTTCACAGACTGCTTTTGCAGAAATTTAAACTCTGCTTCACTTTCGGTACCAGCCACCAACTGCCCTACATTGGCTTCATAATCTGCATCTTGTGCGCGTCCAGTCAGTACATTGGCTTTGTATTCGCTCAGCATCTTGCTGGCTTCTGAATTTCGTTTATTGGCCTGCACTTGTGCATGGGTATCCAGTGCATCAATGCGGCTTAAAACTTGGTTTTTCTTCTGCTGTAATGTTGGTCCATCGGTATAACCAAAGCCGCCATCATCCATTTTCTTAATGAGTTCGTGTAGTGCTGCAGTATCCTTATTCTCAACTGCTGTTGAAATCGCACCATCAATTTCTGATAAATCTTGCCCTGATTCATAAGCATTCAAACGTGCCTGCTTATCTGCTTCTGATAGGTTGAGGCTGGTTAAATTAGTTTCCAGATATTCACGCCCTTGCTTTCGGTCATAGCGTGATGCAATTTCACCGTAACGATCTGCAAAAACAACACTCTTCTGAGCATCAGCACGAATTTGCAAAGGCAATAGGTTTGATGATTCACGCTGCTGGCTTTCATCCCAGTATTGCTTCAGCTTTTCACGTGAATGCATCGGCATTTCATTTTCAAGCTGTTTATAACGAGAATCTGACCATGCTTTTAAATTCGCTGCACCCTGATCAGCACTATACCGACCTTGCGACACCTCATTTTTAACTAAGATAGATTGCTCAGCCATTTCTGTTGTAAGCACATCATCAAGTTTTACTTTGGCTTCTTCCGTTGCCATGTTGTCGTGATACAGCGCAATTGATTTTTGCTGAGCTTCTTCCTCACGCTGTTTTGCATCACGCGCTTCCAATGCCCCGCCAACCGCATTTCCCAAGCTAGATAAACCAGTCATCGGTGTATGTTGTTGTAATGTGGGCTGAGAGATTTCTTTGTTTTGTGAACGTGGGATCAACATTACTTCCACCCCGCTATTTTAACGGCTGCTTTGGTAAAACTACTGGCGGCTTGCATGCCGTAATTATTTCGCTGTAACTTGCCCTGTTGGCGGATTTGTTGCGCCTGATTTTCTGAATCAGCAATGCCAAGTGATGCGTTATAAGCTGCATTACTTAAGTGTTCATCCTGAATCATAGCTGCTGCACCTTGATCTACATCAAGTCCATTTTCTGCGGCCGCAGCACGTGCAGATGATGCATCAGTTACGCCCTGTCGCTTGGTGCGGTCAGCTTGAGCTCGTGCCACTGATTTAACAGTTTTAGCATTACCCTTGGCAATTGCATCAGTTTGCAATGCATTACCTAGGTTCTGCACACCTTCAAAAATATCTCCGATTGGATTACCTCCACACATGCTTAAACCTCCATTTCCAGCGTATAGCCCGCAAGTTCAAAGCCTAGTGACTCATATAAGCTCACGGTACGTTCAGCCTTAATCCCTGTCATGGTGCCGATCTGAATGCGGTCTGCATTATGTACCTTCGCCCAATCGATAAAGGTGTTTACAAGATCTGCCCCTGCGCCTGTGCTCCGATATTCAGGCACCACATAAACACCTTGCTCAAAGGCGATCCGATGGCCTGTACGCCAATCCACATTAATCAGCGCAATTAAACTGCCTACTGGATTGTCATATGCATCACAGACCATAAAAATTGAATTGCTTTGCTCAATCACTTGAGTAAAAAAAGCCTTAGCACGCTTAATGCTAAAGCCTTGTTTTTGGAAAACTGGGGATTCTTGGGTGAGACGCTTGCCGAAATCAACAAGCGTTCCTAAATCGTCAAGTGTTGCTGTTCTTACAAGCATCTTTATCTCTCATTGATGGATACCAACATAGAGATACTTTGGACGTGAAAAGGTAGCGGTTTGTTGTGTGTTATTTTTAACTCCAGTTCATGCAATGCAAACCAACCGCTTTGGCTGACTTCGACATAACCGGTATAAGCTAAGTTCTGGAATGCTTCCTGATCATTCTTTTTGTGCTGCAATTCATACTCATTGGCATAGCCACCAATCGATTTATTCAGCCACAGGATCATTTCATGCACCTGTATGCGATGAAACATAGCTGTCGTCGGTACTTGGCTAAAATCAGGCGGCAATAGATCCACTTCAAAATTAAATGGCTGACCGTAATAGAATGCGGTCACTGAAGAATCAGGTTTAGTTTCTGAATAGAAATAACCACCACTATTGAACCAGTTATACACTGGACTGTTTAGCTTCTGCATATTGGTATCAATGGCTGTGGCTTGCGTCATGCTAAATTCACAGTCACTCAAGGCAGTTTCAATCAATTCCTCCAAGAATAATGAGCCATTTCGATTTGCCAGCATGTAGCACTGATCCGAGCCGTCCGTAGTCGGCAATGAACACATTGAAAGTACGGTACCGCCAAAATCATGCAATGCCCATGCATTCATATCCTGATCACGGTTGAGTGTAATACTTGCCACCTTGCCATCATTCAACACCATCCAAACTAAACTATAAGGTGTTTGCTGGTAGGTGATTTCCTTAATGCCGTTATGCTCATTCGGCATATGCGGTGCAATCGCTGAAAGCTCTGGTGATGTGAGTCCATCGGCTTCAAAGCTATATGACATTGCGCGTAGACGTTCACCGCCACGTTGCACAAATAGCAATTGATTCCCCACTAAACATGGTCGTACATCTTTTTGAACACCATAGCTAGTGTGCTGGTCTATTTGTGCCGATGCTGGCGTTAAAGCACCAGTAGACGTGATCAAGAACTCTGACCCACCAGTGAGTGCTACCACACCGCCACGCTGTGCCATGTGCAAAATGTTATCTGACTGTGCTGACGATGATGCAATACTGAATGCGTCTGCATCCTCTGTCGCTTCAAGGTAATCACCATCATTTCCAATCGAGCTAAACCACATTTGATTCGGGCTTGTCTTGGTGTTTGCAAAGACTAGCCGTTGCTTAAAAAATACGACTGTTCTTGGATAGCCTGTTGTTGCCGTAAACGCTAAAGAATTTAAGGTCCATGACTTAGCAATGGCCTCAATATCAGCATTCAGTTTTACAAGCACATCACCTTTGGCCACAGTTGGAGAAGAAATCTCTGTGATTTTGACCTGACCACCATTGATAGAAACAACTGCCCCAATATGCTCTGAGGTAAACACGGATGCATCACCACTGGTCACAGATTCCCAATCCTCATTGGTTCCTGATGGTTCTGAATTCTTGTTGTCTGCTAAAGCCCTCCATGTTTGAGAGCTTTGAATAACTCGATCACCAATCAAGTACTGTTCTGCGGATTTCCATGTTGGGAAGGCCGAAGCCGTTAGACTGATATTTTTACCCACGTCTGTACCTGAAGGTTTTAACGTGACGTTGGGTGATGTACCTACTTCATCGGTAGGCTGAACTGAAAACACAAACGGTGCAAATTGCCACGTATCAAAGTTTTCACTGGTGATAAAGCGATGTACTGGTGTATCACCCTGCACGAAATACATGCGGTAGCGTGTATGTGCAAACTGCACTTCTCGTACCTTTTGAGCTGTGTTGTAAGGTGTCGCTGTTTCCCATACCACGCTTTGAGTTCTAGGATTATAAACCTTCATGGTGCTAATACCCAAAATCAGCATGTAGGTATTTTCAGAACTTGGAATGAATGGAATTAAGCGCAATGCACCAGTGAACAATCCACGAAAGCGTGTACCAGGTCTTTTCTTTGCTCCACCTTCGACCAACGGAATTGCATTAAGCAGCTTCTTAGATCCATTGGCATACTGCTGAATATCGGTGCGCGTATAAAGCAACGGTGATAATTCACCACTGCTCAGATTGTTTTTGAGTACCCATTGTTTCATTAGTAGCGACTCCCGATATAACGTGACTCTTCATAAATCATGTCGTCCGATGGTCGCTCTTGGGCATTGATAGCACGTGCGCGTTTGATTAATTGATCGAACTCGGCAAGTGCCGTTTGCTTTGCTGCATCACTTCCTGTATTTGGTTTGCATAGCTTGGCAGTCATTTTAAGCGTCATTGCATCAACCAGTAATGAATCCCATGTTTCCTCATTGTCGTTATCAAAAACGTACTCAAGATTGATTAGCTCGGCATTTGCAAGAATGTGGCGATTCTCTACTTCATAGCACTCTGTATTTGGGCTGATAATGCGCAGAAAATCACGTGGCAATGGGAATGCATGAGAATAACCAAAGGCTGGATAGGTGCTTACTGGTGCAAGTACAGCTCGTTTCTTGGCGCAAGACCAAGTATGGTCCCGTAATAATGCACGTCGAGTCGGGTCATAGAGATTACGGCAACGCTCAGCAATTGCCGTGTTTTCGTCAAAACTGGTAATCCCTTTGTCACCAATAGCGGATAGTGCCGCATTACAGATAGACACTTTTGTTGTAGTCATAAAAAAGCCCTCAAGTTTTGATTAGCTTGAGGGCTTTTTGAGTGGGGTTTGTTGGGTGTTAGCCAATAGCCTGCAACAATTCTGAATCATATGAGATTCGTTCACCAAGTAAATTTGAATAGAACGTCATATGCTTGGCCTGCTCTTCGAGCAAGTAAGCCTGATTATCATCGATCAATGGCGCTTGATCTGTACCAAGCTTAGCTAAAAATGCTTTCAATGCAGTAAGTTTTACATCAAGCTCATGCTTTTCAGATTGCATACGTTCGATATGGCTTTTAGGCTGTGAAGGTGTGGCAAATAGCCGGTAGCCTTCAAGCTCCCATAGTTTATTCTCAGCATGCTTTTCTGCATTACTTCGTGCCAAACGCTCACCAATACCGGCATCAAAGTTTTCAGCATTAACGCAGGCACTAAAACCTGTAGCCAAGAAAAACTTACCATCAAGGAATGCGTGTACGAACGTTGATGTAGTTCCACCTGGGCATTGTTCGGTTGTATATGAAATACGCTCCTTGAGCGCATCAATATCCGATTTAGTTACACGTGGTGCCACTGCTTTTTCTGCTAATTCTTGCTCTGTTACTGCTTTTGTCATTTTAAATATTTCCCATCTTGATTATAAAAAAGACCTAACACCTCCGCTCAAAGTGTTAGGTCAAAGCTGCTGTTAACGAAGGAAGTCGATTTGAACGACTTTTTGCTCTAATGCACGTGCTGCACCATAAGATGCAATACCACCAATTTGTTTGACATTCGATTTATCTGGGCGTACTGCAATATCAAAGTTGCTAATCATGTTACGACCAAAGTGTGCACAACCTTGGGCTGTTGCAAATGTGCGCCCTTCTGCTGCACCGCCTGCACCATCTGGCAATTCTTCATAAGGCAACCAAATAAAACCACCCCATTTTTTTGCCACTTCACCATCCTGAATATTTTGGATAGTGTCACGATCCCATTTGGTCAGCTCATCATCTGTGAGAATCTGTTCCAGAATTTCAGAGTTATAAATCATGTAAAGTGGAAGACGATCCATTTTATTTTTACGGAACAAAGCACGTGCCTTCACGATTTTTGCTTTATTCATTGGCGTTGCTGAAGTTGCAATCGTTTGACCAATAGGTAAAGGGGTTGGAGTGTAATCTTCACCATCTAAAATTTTGCGTTGCACCGAAGCACCTAAAGCTTTGATGATTGTACTATCACGCTCTTCATACTCAGCAGATAAACAGGCTTGCATATATTCGGATGTAGGGTTAGCAGATAATTTCGCTTCATCACGTGGATCTACAGGCACAAATAACCCATAGTCCTTCATGATTGCTAAACGGGTACCAGCCTCAGGCACAGACCACTTGGTATCTTGGAAACGGCTCGTCATTTCCTCCATTTTCACATCACCTAGATCGTTGACAGTGAAAGATGATCCACCAATTGCACCACGATCTTTACACATCACTTGCAATACTGATGCAGTAGTACGTGCTTTTGTTTCAAATGCTGTATGGAACTCACGCTTAAATGCAGCGGTGATCATCCCATTATTTGTTGCGAAGTCTTGAGACATCTCTTGTTACCCCTCGTTATTCTGGGAAATTCTTTTGAAAATATTCGCTTACACGCGCTGCAACTGACTTATGATCAGGGTGACTAGCATTGCTGTATGCTTCCGATAACATCAATTGTTCAATAGACTCGCCACCGCTTTGCTGTGTGTTATTAGCGGGTAAATCTTCCTGAATATGCTTACCAATTGCCGCAGCCAATTTAATTACTGCTGTTGGTGAATCTAGATCTTCAGGCTTAAATCCAAGGGCTTGAATAGCTTGATTAGCCAAATTCACATTGGCTTGATATTCAGCACCCCATTCACTTTGCAAGGCTTCTAAGTTCACTTGCATGTGCTGGTCATAGGCTTTTACTACTGCTTCCACCTGTTTATTGGTCATACCTTCAGCATGGAATGCTTTTAAAACTTCAGCGTTATCTGTTTTAAACGAATCAAAATCAAATCCTTCAAGCTGAATTGCATAAGCATCGGCAGACTCAGGAACATCAGGCGTTTCTGTTTGTGCTTGTTCTTGCTGTTGCTCAGCACCATTCGGTTGTTCTTGACCTGTACCGCCAGCTTGATCAGTCGTTGTCGCTGTATTTGCAGATGTATCGGTAGTTTGTTCAGTTGTTTGAACGTTCGTTGTGTCTGTTGTTTGTTGTTCATTCATCGTTTTGCTCCATGTGGGCGAGTTCTAACTGTTCGCTATAGCCTGAATTGCTTGCGGTATTAATTCGGTTGATGATGTAGTCCACGACTTCCGCTCTGCCTAAACGCCTGCATGTCTCACGTTCACTCTCAGCAAAGGCATTGCGCTTAAATCGGACTGTTAGGTCTTCTAAAATTCGTTGTCCATTCGGATCAATATCAAACAAAATCCGATAGGTTTGTGATGTTGGCTTGCGTACGGATCGCCACTTGAAGTGATGACCGAAACCAAGCTCATCCTTTTGTTCTGCCAATAAGTTTTTAAAGCTGGCATTGATGTCTGCAATTTCTTGCTTCAATGCCGAAACCTGTTCTTGAGCAATCATCACGCGCTCAGATTCATGGTGCTTTTCATTGCGTAAAGCACTGGAAATATCGAGTTCATCGAACCAAAGCTGCTTGTATTTCTCGGACGTTCGTTTGACCTCATATGCCCAAGCAAGTGCAATCAATAAGGCGATTGCCAAAACTGCGATAATTAAAGTCACTGCATCACCTCACTTACCATTTGTGCTTCCAGTCCTTTACCTACACCTTGAGCGATAGCACCAGTAACTTGCTGTGCTGCTACTGCCTGTTGCTCTTGTGCGGCTTGCTGTTGTTGAGCTTCTGCTTTCTGTTTGCGATAAGCTTGCAAATCATCTTCTGTGCGAAGAATCGAAGTAGGCACACCTAGTCCCTGAGCTAATACTTGTGGAATTGCATCAGTGTTGATGTTGTCTAACGCACCCGGATCAATCTCAAGGACAGCACCCATCGAGTTCATAAGACGCTCAATTGAAGCCACTTCTTCCAGCTTCTGCGCACGTGCAAGTGGTGACACAAACTTGAATGAGAGATTGCGGCCTTGCAGATCCTCTGGTGCTTCGCCTAATACTTCAGCTCGATAAGCAAGACCAAAAGAACGCTCTAGGATTGGAACAAGCAATTCAGCTTGAGCACGTCCATATAGCGGTCCCAATTGCTGACGGATCATATCTACACGTGCATAGACTTCTGCTGCAGTTGGTGGCTGGTTGTAATGCTGTGCTAACCCATCGGCCATAAGCTTGCGACGAATGCCAGCTTGCAATCGATCTAATAAAGCATCACCTACTTGGAAACCACTTCCCGAATCAAGCCGCTTCATAGAATCAACCTTATTGGCTGTGATGATCTTCCCACCACCAATACGTACAGTACGTGGGTTTAAGACTCCATCATCCTCAGCAATCCACATACCCAGCACATCAATTTCAGCACTGCGTAACGTGTCACGCATCAAAGCATTTGCAGCCTTAGCATCAGGCAAAGCGACTGACATAATCCCTATGCCGTAGCAACTACCTGGTATCTTTCTGAATCGTGGAATGGCACAAGGGAATTCGTTGTAACCCGACTCTTTCAGGATGTTCTTTTCTTCAATTTCGACATGGTATGAAGCGAAAGGCATTTGCTTAGGAAGCAATACACGTCGATCCATCGGAGCTTTGACATCACGTGGCTCAATCACATGCACCAGCTTGAACTTGTCATCTGGTCGATTTTCATAGGCATCTAGGACTGACTTGCTCACTCGATGCTTGCCAAACTGACTCACAATTTGTGTGGCTGTAAGCGAATACTCACGATAAATCGTATCTACAAGACCATCCTGACGAGTTGATGCAATAAAACATTCACCTACAGGCCATGATTGAAATGTGTAGCCACCACCCTTTTTACGGTCAATGTCCTCATACAAAACACCCCAACCAGCAACGGCAAAATCAATGACTAGATCAAAGATTTCACTATCAAAGTTAGCACCGTGAATATTTCGGAAAATGAACTGACAGACTTGTTCAAGCCAGTGCTCACCCTCGGTTAATACCGCTGGATCATCCATACCATCAGGTACTGCCTTAAACCAAATTGCATTCGCTGGTGTTGTCCCTGCAATCAAGGTTGAAACGAAAGTTAAGATTGCTTCTGAAGCAGTGGAATCTAGCAAATCTGCACGCTGTTTCTCGCGTGTGCCTTGAACGTCTGACCCACCACTAAAACACTGCTGACGCTCTGGTGCGCCAAACTTATAGCATTCCGTCCAATGTGCCTCGTACTTTGATCTTTCAGCACGAAGTTCACCAAGACGTTTGCAAATTCGATTCGCTAGATCACTCATGCTTACCCGCCTAAAGTTGTTTTCTTTTGGTCATCAGTCGTAGCTGACGAAAGAACGGTTGATGCTTTACGTTTTTTGCGCTGAGCTGCTGCATTGTTTTCAGCGTCTTGTGCCTCGCGTTTGGCTTGCGCTTCTGCAGCTTGAGCATCGAAACCTTTTGAAGCTGACTTGGTATCAGTCAAACCGACCAGATCCGTCACGCCACTCAGCACTTTTCCTACTGATCCTCCGCACATGGTTAGACCTCCTTATGTTCTAAGCCGTTCTTACCTTGCACCCAACGCTTTTTCTTTGGCGTTTCAATCCCACCAGCTTTAAGTAAATGATCGATTTTGTTCTCGATGCGCTTTTGGTTTTCAAGGATGAGATCTAGGCGAGAATCTTCAGTGCTGCATTGCATACCCGTACTATCTTCAGATTTCGCATGTGCTTTTGAATCTGATGAGAGACCACCACCAGCCGCAACTGGTTCACTTACCGTACCAGTCGTGTTTTCTGCTTCTGTTGTTTCTGCGGCTGGTGTTGCTGGATCAGGTGTGGTTTCTGTTGCACCTGGTGTTTTAACTGTACGTCTTGGAGTAGTAGCCATAAAAAAGCCCCATCGTTGTTGATAGGGCTACTGTGCGGGGTGATGTGTTGCGGTTTGTTGTGCATTATTCAGTACCTAAGTTCAAGACCACATTTAGAACACTTTTGAATGCGAGAAAAAACCGAACTCTCTACAACATGATTGCACTTTAAAATTGATTCTATGCCTTTTGAAAACCATTCCTGAGTAAGCGCAATATATTCATCCTTGCTGCGCTGATGGCTATTACTCAATGCTCTCTGCGCCAACCGTACCGTTAAAGTCTCATACTCTCCATCACGCATGATAAAGAGACGTTCACCATGTTGAAACACCAGTGTTTTGTATTCTGGCGTGGTTTGTAGCCATTTCTCGAAATTCAAATCTCTCACAACCCATTCTCCCGATCCAACTGCCCAATAACATCGTCCAACTCATCCAAAAATAGATCCATCTGCCCTACGCGGTATTGGTACGTCTGCCACTCTCCATCACGTGGATAACGCTCTATACCTGTCTCCATTCGCCACAGCTCAATCATTGCGTCCCCATTGTCATAGTTAGGAATACCACCACGCGCCCATTCTGAGACTGTAGAAGCCCCTGACACTGGTAATACGTCTGCGATCTTTTCATGTGTCCAACCTAGTTTTAATAAATCTAGGATCATGCGGTTGAAGTCTGGTCGCTTATATCCACGCCGTTTGACTAGGAAGGCTTTAACCTTCTTTTTTGTACGTTGATTGATAAAACGCGCGCGCGCGCGAGGAGAGTCCGCTAAAACCATACAATCAACTGTCATTTCACCTAGATTGCCCATTCAAATCTCCAGTACTTTTAATTTTATTAGGCCGCCTTTTACGACATTGCCCCGACGTACAATCAGCTCATCAAACTGTTCATCGTCTACACACAAGCCACACTTGACCAAGCTATCAATCGTCGCTTTTAAAAAATTATCGATGTCTCTGCGTTGGTTGTTCGGAAAATGAAAAGTCACATCTAGTTTTAAACGTGACGTTGTAAATAATTGCGGTATGCTCATTGCGACCAGATCATGAAAATCACGTCCCCGGTCACTGACTTTGCAAGTTCTACCTGTACCCACCCAATAGTGATTCACTGACGGTGGTGTTGATGCGATTTCACAATTCAAAATCTCTTTTTCCTCCCCTGTTCTATTTCGCTCTGTTTTCGCTTCTAAGGCGTTTTGTTTTCTTTCACGTACCTTTGCATCATTTTTCGTTTTAAGTTGCGCTACGCTCTCAGATTTTCGTTTTCCGTGGCGTTTCAAATGGGCTTCTAGCTGTTTCTCACTCATTCGCATACTCTTCCACCCAATCTATGGTTTGTTCATCATCAGGATGCTTCACGTTTTTCATCCTCCGATCTCAGTCAGCTTGTTATGAAAATTAGCGTTAGCCATTCCAACGTACTGACACCATCCCCAGCCTTGGTTCCACCAGTACCACTGCCCTTTCTCGTTTTTCCAAACTGTTCCATCTGCTTCACAGTGTGTTGCTCCAATTGGTTTTATTGAGTTCATGGATCACCTCAATGAATTTGAGACAATCCATACCCAATAGGGATGGATATCCAAAAAATAAAACCAACAACCCAAGACTTCGCTAATACCCATTCTTTCCAGTCGTTCTGCACTTCCCAAGCAGCATCAATAGCTTTTTCCAAAAGAAGCACTAACACAGACAAATAAAGCGTTGTTAAAACAATAATTAAGAAAACTTTCATGCTTCACACCCCTCAAGATTCCCTGTAAATCCACAGTCACGAAGATGATTCATCCACTTACGTTGGTTTTCAGGGTTACGAAGTTTCAAGCCTATGCGGCTCACAAAAGCTGCTTGTGATTCACCTTGTTCAGCAAAATTGGTTTTAAAAATTTGATGTTCACAAAGCTTTGGTGCAAACATGGCGATCTGCTTAGGTGTCATGCTTTGCATGGTTTTTTCAGACTGACCGCCTTGGCTATTGCGTGGTTTTGATGTTTTGAGATTCTTGATTCGATAGATCCAGAAGTTCATCCAGCCTTGTGCAGTGGTTTTGTTTTGACTGGTAGACCACTGAGCAAAGTTTTTTAACTCGCTCATGATTTTTTCATCATCAAGTTTTGGATTGATTTGTTTTGCCTGATTCATGAGATCAGATTGGATCGTGTAAACCCCTGCAAGCTCTCTCAAGCTGTACTCGGTTTTATCCTTACCGTGGTACTCGATAGATTCACTGAACATTTCAGTTTTTGATTTATCCACAAGCGAACGGTTTTTTTTAATATCTAAAGAATCTATAGAACTATCTATTGTGTGTTCGGTTTCCGAACTAGTGACTGGTTCGGTAGTCGAACTAGTTTGGTTCACTTTCCGAACTGGTTCGGTAGTCGAACTAGTCTTATTTCCAAACTGGTCTTTTAGAGAAACTTCATTGAGTTTGTACTTCTTCACGCCACGTGGACCAGTAGAAGAAACTGAAACTATTTTGAGTTTTAAGAGTTCTTTCAACCCATTTCGTACAGTTTCACGGCTTAACTGACGAGATCCTTCTAGATCACCGCCTTGCAACTGTGAATAGCTCACAAAATCAGACTCTTTGTTGTGTCCATTAATACGGTTTTCGAGTTCCGCATACACGTTTCTAGCCGCGTCACTGAGAAACGGCCAGACTTCTTTTCGGTACAGTCGGCTAGACATTACATAGCCTTGATGAAACTTATCGCTATACATGCTTTTCCCAGCCTCTTGTTTGGGCTGTGATGGCTTTTTGAATGGAATAACTTGTGCGGTACTCATATCTTCACAGCCCCCACATTTCGTGTTAAATTCGGCATGGTTTA